TTCCATATTCCTGTTACTGAATCTATGCCAAGCAATCCCATACAACACAACAGGACTGTGTCTATCATTAATGGGGCTTGAATCACGTTTATTGCACAGTATATTAACACTCCCAAGCAGACAAACCACCCTACTACTCCGCAGAGTCTCTTAGATGATATGCCAGAGTGGGATGTGAATACTTGCTTTAAGAATGTTACAAACTTCATTATATAATTACATTTATAGAAATATTAGCTGTGTCACCTCCTATATATGC